ATGCGTACCCTCTTTGCCACAAGTCTCACCACCATCGTGCTGATGCTGGCCGGCGCAACCGCCACCACCGACCCCGGGCCCCACTTCAACCCTGACGCGGTCCTCGACCCATCCCAGGTCACCGACCTCCGCCCCCTGGTGTGTGCCCCATGACCACGGCACCAGTGAAACCCGTGTTCATCACCCACCACGGCGCCCGCACCGCACAACAACCAGCCCGCCGGGTACGGCCCTGGTCAATCACCAAACGCATCACCGACGCACTCAGCCTCCGCCAACAACAAGGCCGACGCAACCGACTCACAAGGTGGTACCACCAATGACCCAACAACCAGAACAAGCGCCAATGACCACCATCCAGCCCACCGAGTTCAGAAACAAGCATGGCCGGACCCTGCGGATCGAATCTGATGGGGTCAGGATCGTTACCCCGGAACGAGAGATGGCCTTCTTCTTCGACTCCCCTGAGCAGGCCCACCGTGCCGTCCTGGCGATCCTCACCGGCCCAGGGAAGGTCGATCCGGACAGCGACGTGAGCGACCCAGCGCGGATGAGCCTCGAAGAAGCCGTCAGCATCCTCCGAAACCACTTCGCCGCCCTGGACGCGAGGGCTGCTGCTGAGGCGGAGGCCGCCGAACTCCGGGCAGAGGCGCTGGCGATCCTCAACGCCATGAACACCGACTTCCCCAGCAATGAGTGGCAGGACTGGAACCAGTGGAATCAGGAGAGGGCGCTCAACGCTGCCCGGGCCGCTCGTGAGGCTCGCCGGCTCCACACCAACAAGGAGACCCAACATGGCTGAGCAGATCATCGTGAAGGTCAACGCGTGCCGCGACGAAGCGGGTACGCAGCCACTGCCTCGGCTGATCGGCCCGTTCCCGGACCGTGAGGCGGCGAATGCGTACATGTACTCGCAGCAGCCGCTCTGGGGCACGTGGAGCACCGCCCCGATCTTCACCCCGGAGGCAACGCCATGACGATTTGTCTGCATTGCGGGGGCCGTCTGACCTCCCTAGAGATCGAGTATGGGACCGGCCTCTGCGGCGACTGCGACCGACGAAGCGCCGAGCTTATGGAAGGAGACTGGCCATGACCGCCCCCGCCCCTGGTTTCCCGCCCGAACTGGAAACCGCAATCACCGAAGCGCTGGCAGAGCATTCGGAATGGCGGAACTGGGCTGGTCCAAATACCCCGCTTCATGCCGCGTGCGAGTGCGGGGAGACCATCGCCGAGGCGGGGGCGTTCGAACCCGCAGCCTTCGCCGCGCATCAGGCCGCTGTGGTCATGGAGGTCATCGCCCGGCACACCACCACCGAATGGGGCGTGCGCTGGCACGGTTGTGGATCCGATGTTGACGAAACCGGCAGTGAGTTCGTATCCCGCGAGTTCGCGGCCCAAGGCGCTGACTACGGCTTCTCAGACACCACCGTCGCCCGCCTGGTTCTCCCGTGGCAGGAGGTGAAGGCGTGAAGCGGCTGACATGCAGGGAGCGCGACGCGATCCTCCACGAGACGGGCCACTACGACGGCTGGACTGTCGCGTCCGGGCTGACGGACATGACCGGTGAGTTCGGTGACCCGCGCATCGAGACGACGTGGGAGAAGGACGGTCGCCGGATCAAGGACATCCGCTACCCGTCAGTGGGTGGGGGTATGGACTATCAGGAGTGCGAGCACTACGACCTTGGTCGCCAGTCTCTCTGAGGCCGGTTGTAGGCCTGTTCGGGGGTGCGGTTTGGGCGGCTGGGGATGATGGCGCGGCGCTTCACCTGGGAGGCGTTCAACCAGAACTCGCGGGAGCCGAGGAAGTAGGACTGCTGCCACCGGGTCTGCACGAGCACGAACTGCCGGGTCCATGCGACGGCGAACCCTTCCACGATCCGATCCGGCTCACCACCATCGAACGTCAGGGTCGCCCACACCGCGATCCCATGCTCCGACCGGTACACCAGCCGCTCATCCACCAACTCATCCGGCACCACGACCGGGAGCCGCCACGGCTTCGGGTCCCTGTACCCCACATCCTCACTCACCCCACCAGACTCCCACCCGGGACCGACAACAAACAGACCAAGGAGAACAACGCAATGGACGAGTTCGGCGAAACGCCAACCATCTACATCTGGCCCGAGAACCACGAAGAAGGCACCGAGTACCCAGCCGACTTCTGGCAGAAGCTGGGCCGCGCACTGGCTTCGGAGGGCATCGCATGGGAGAGCGCCCGATGACTGACCACCTCGAAGCCGACATCCAAGCCGTCCAATGGTGTCCCGACGGGAACCCCCTCAGCGGTCGCCCCGGTGAGGTCCTGAGGCTGCTGGCCGAAGGAGGCCGGACCTTCGGCTACGGCCACGGCCCCGGCTGGTCCATGATGTTCAGCACCGCGCACGGCGACATCACCGTCCAGCCCGGCCAATGGGTCATCCGTCACCAAGACGGCACCATCACAGTCCAGAACGATCCCCCGGAAGGAGGCCGAGAACAATGACTGAACGCGACGAACTGCGCGAGTTCGCCCAGGCACTCGTGCCCGATGAGGACCTCATCCTGTCTCGCGGCAAGGGGGCGCTTGCCATCGCGTTTTCACGGATTGCGACCGACACGATCATGGACGTCTACGCGGACTGTGGCGACAGCGACGCCCGTGTGCTGGGAAGCAATGTGGGCAAGATGATCGGTCACGCCGTCGCAGCCCAGCTCAGCACCTTCCGCCGGCCCCGGGTGATCGAGACCGCCGACGAACTCGACAAACTGGGGTACCGCGCCGTCATCCTCGACGTGTTCGGTGACGCCCTCGTGTGCATGAGGAAGAACCTGCGCGGCACGTGGTGGAAGTACCCGACCGCTGAAGGCGAGTGCTCGCCCGCGTTCATCCTGGACCTTGGCCCAGCCACCGTCCTCTGGGAAGGCGGCGAATGATGGGCAACTGGATTCCAGTCAAAGCAATCCACCGGGACTCGACTCGCCCGGATATGTACTTCAAGTTCGATGGGTTCACTCGAGAGCGGCGGGATGAACTCCTCGCCGAACTTGAACAATCCGGGTACTTCGTTCAGGAAATCTTCTGGAATGACCCACTCTTCCTGCTGACCCAAGCCCGCATGCGCAAGGAAATGGAGACACGCGATGACCGCTCTTGATCTTGACCGGATCGAAGCCCTGGCCGACAACGCGTCGGAGGACGGGTGGTGGACCGCTGACATGCTCGAATCCGGCGTTCGTGTGCACCGGTTCGACGCAGAGCTCATCGCGGAGACCGGCCCCGACGTCGTGAAAGAACTCATCCGACAACTCCGAGAAGCACTGCGGGCGATCGCTGACCTGCGCGACGAACTCGGAGCAACCCAGGACCACTCGAAAAAGCTAGCCCACTTCCGCGATGACCTGCCATTCGAACTGGCCGACGCGTGGGACGAGGGGTTCAACGAAGGCCACCGCGCCGCACGAAGCCTCACCCACCGCGACAATCCGTACAGGAGGACCGCATGAGCTTTGACCTGGACATCGAAACCTGCGACACCGATGGGAACCTCGTGCTCGTGCCCATTGTTGACAGTCACACCTACAACCTCGCCCCCATGTGGGTGAAAGCCCTACCCATCAAGAAGACCAGCGACCTCGACGGGTGGAAATGCGCGGAGCACCTACCAGACCTTGAAGCGGGGCTACTTGACGCGGTCCGGAACGCCGACCAATACCGCGCGATGGAACCTTCAAACGGGTGGGGCGACTACGACGGGTTCCTCGAAACCCTCATCCGATTCGTCAGCCTCGCCTTCAAACACCCCTCCGGAACCGTCAGGTGGCACGGATGACTGAGCCTGCGCCCCTCTGGAAACTCGAAATGCTAAACAACGTGCACCCGTTCTACACGATGACCGATCACCAAGGTCAGCACTTCATCCGCGAGAAACACGTCAATGAGAAGCGAAGGGCGAAGCACCTCACCGACGCCGAGGTCGCTGCCGAGTATTTCTCCTGGATGTTCCTCGCTTCACACACCGCGTTCGAGAACGGCGGATGGAGCCAAGTCGCAGAGGAGTGCAGCAAGCGCGCGCAGGTCCTCGAACGCTTCGCCACCCACGACCAAGCCGTCTGAAAGGACCAACACATGAGCCAGTACGTCAGGGCCGGAGAGCTCAACGCCTCACACCTCGGAATGTCAGTGAGCATCGATTCGATAGCAGTGAGAGCGAGGGGCAGCATCAAGAGTGTCTGGCACCAGTCCGGGACTGGAGACGAAACCAGATTCCCGCGGAAGACCCGCCTGTCCATCGAGCTCCCCGATGGCCGCGGGACCGTGGACGCCAGCCTAGCAACCACCGACCCCGTCGAACTCCTCAGCGAAGGGGCCGGCGCGTGATGTGGCCGGCCATCATCGGCGCAGGGAGCGCACTCCTCGGTTTCGTACTGGGTGTGCTCGGCTCCCGCGGACGCGGCACGATACTCTTCCTGCCCTCAGGTGGAAGGCCCGGGAGCTTGGACACCACGGAGCTCCACGACGGGATCAGTTTTGACGATGCCATAGCCGAAATGACCAAGGCCGACGAGGAATAACTGTCGGACGGCACTGGTACTTTCAGAACTACAACCAAGCACAACACAGGAGGAACAACACCATGGCACTTCCCGACATCATTCCGCTCGAGTCAGCCAGCACGAATCCGTTCACCACTGATGCAATGGAGCTTTACGGTCTCGACGGCGTTGCAATCCGCGAAGACGGGTTCAACGTCCGCCCCAAGGGCGGCGACTGGATCCACTACGACCTCTACAGCGACGGCCCCAACTTCTTCCTCCGCAAGGAAAACGCTGATGGCTGACGAGCTGCTCATCGACGCCATCAACCGGGCCATCGAAGAGAAGCTCGCCGAAGGTGAGGACGACACCGATGTCTGAGTGTGGGGCTCGGAAGAAGGACGGGGAACCGTGCCGTGCGGCGCCGATCCGTGGAGGAACCCGGTGCCGCCGGCACGGCGGCGCGTCACCACAAGCGCTGCGCGCCGCGCAACGACGCAACACCGAGGCCGAGCTGAAGGAGTGGATCGTGAACCTGGGCGAGCCTGAACCGATCGACCCCGGCGAAGCACTGCTGAAACTGATCGCCATGAAGCACGGAGAAGTCCTCTGGCTCCGCGCCAAGGTCCAGGAGGTCGAGACCAACAAGCTGGTCTGGACGAAGGCACAGCACGTCGAAGGCACGAACGCTCTGGGCGCCGTAGATGAGACCACAATGAAGGCGCAGCCCCACGTCCTGTGGACCCTGCTGCGGCAGGCCGAGGACCAGCTCGCCGCCTACGCGGCCAAGGCCCTCACCGCCGGTATCGAGGAGCGCCGAGTCAGGCTGGCGGAGCAGCAAGGAACCCTCGTCGCGACCGCGATCCGGAGGATCCTTGACCGCCTCCAACTCACCCCATCCCAGCTGTCCTTGGTGTCCACGATCGTCCCCGAAGAACTCCGCATGCTTGCCCCATAACGTAAGCCGGAGGGACTAGAATGGTCACTTAGATTTACGGCGACGGAGGGGAGCGTTTCAATGAGTGCGTGCGTGACATGTGAGGCCGAACTCCCGCCAGGGCTGACACTCTGCCACAGCCACACCGAACAACTCGAAACCATCCTCCGCGCCGTCCCCGCACTCTGGACGGACCTCGCCGAAACCATCGCCCGCATGGACGCCGTGGGGCAGCCTGGCCCATCAACCCGCCACGCAACCACCATGGAACCCTGCAACCTGGACGCCATGGACAAAGCCGACACCCTCGCCCAGGTACTGAACCGGTGGTGCGACGCCCTCGGCGCCGCCCGGCTCATGCCCGCACCATCCGCAGCGCGCTGGCTCTTCGAGCACGTCGCGCAGATCCGGACCGCGGACTGGGCCGGCGAAGCACTCCAAGACATCCAGGATGCTGCCCGGGCCTCACGGAACGTCACCGACAGGCCCGGGTCCCGCATCCGATACGGGCACTGCGGGAACTCAGGCTGCACCGCGACCATCACCGGATGGGACGGCAACCGATACGCCCACTGCGAAGGCTGCGGCGATTCCTACCTCGTCACAGAGCTCAAGGAATGGCGGATCTCCCAAGCCTGGGACCACCTCGTCACCCTCCCCGAAGCGGTCAGGATCCTCAACGAATCCGGCCTCGCGACCCTCAAGCTCGACCGGGTGAAGAAGTGGTTCCAACGGGGCAAGCTCCACGCCCACCGCTGCAAGACCTCGGACCGGACGCACCTGTTCCAACTGCCCGAGGTGTACGCGACCGCTGCGGCCATGAACGCCGTGAAACGTAAGCCAGAGTGCCCCATTGCGTAAACCGGGTTGTCCCGGTATGGTTCTTAGTGTTGCGAAAGGTGTCAGGAACTACACGCGTCGCAACGCACAGGGAAGCCGCACACACTCACCCTGAAAAAGTCCCAGACCGCCCCACGGGGCCTGTCTGGTCCCGGTCTCGGTGCTCCCGGTTGGAAAGAGCACCCTCAAGGGCAGGATCGTAGCGAAAAGGGCCGTACGCCCCCTGTAGGGCCCTTAGCCTGGCGCAACACCAGGCCTGTCCACGCGGCACTCCTCTCGCAGGATGTTGCACTGCCTCAGCCCACGGGCTGAGTGCGATGGGAGCTGGTGCAACGGCAGCATGGCGGTCTCCAAAACCGCAGATCGGGGTTCGAATCCCCGGCGCCCCGCAAGGGTCTCTAGCCCAACGGCAGAGGCAGCGGCTTCAAAACCCGCACAGTCCCGGTTCGAATCCGGGGAGACCCACGCACCGCGTGCGCACACGCCAACCGTGAGAGCGGTGGGCATCCCGGTTCGAGTCCGGGCCATGGTTGGCACCATCCAGCGCGACGGCTGGGCAAGACCGTCGCAATGCCGGGCCCCCGGCCCACCCGGGAACGAGCCGGGGACCTGGCACCAAGGAGAACAACCATGAACCACATGACCGTCCAGGACCTCATCGACGCGCTCAACGCAATCGAAGACAAAAGCCTCAAAGTCATCGCCGATGGATGCGACTGTGCAAACCCGGTTACGTCCATCGAATCCGTAACCCTCGGCGGGCCCTTGACGCTGCACAGCGGAGAGTTCTGCTGGTTGCGGGTGGACGTGGAGGGCCGCTGGTAGTTCATTCTCCGGCTGACATAAGACACCCAGGGGGATGACGTGGACTGGTGGGAGGCCGCGGCGCGGCAGTTCGAGCCTCCCGCAGCAAGGTGGGCCACTCCCGGCGCCATGGCCGTCGCGACCAACCCCAAGACCGTTCAGACGCCAGCCCTTGATCTCATTGACTCGGCACTGGTTGAAGCGTTCAACACGCCAGACTCTCGCCTGATCGTGTGCATGGCACCGCAGGAAGGGAAGTCTGTCCGGGTAGCCAACGACTTCCCCATCTGGGCGCTCACGCAAAACCCGGATCTGCGAATCGTCACTGCCTCATACGCTCAGAACCTCGCCAACCGCAATGGCCGAGCCGTCCGAAACCGAATCCAATCCACCCCAGCTCTGGGACTGAAAATCGCCCAAGACCACGGCTCTGTGTCCGAGTGGTCGATCGCTGGCAAAGAAGGCGGACTGCTGTCCGTGGGCATCGGCGCAGGCGTCACCGGGCGCCCCGCGGACATGATGATCATTGACGACCCAATCAAGGACCGCAAAGAAGCCGACAGCGAGTTGCAGCGAGACACAGTGTGGGACTGGTGGACCGACGCCGCATCAGCCCGCCTCGCGCCCGGCGCGCCGGTCGTACTGATCCTCACCCGGTGGCACGCTGATGACCTCGCAGGTCGACTCATCGAACGTGACAAAGAAGCCGGCTGGAAAGTCCTGAACATCCCAGCCCGAGCCGATCACCGACCAGAAAAGGGCGAGACAGACCCGCTGGGCCGCGAACCGGGCGAGTACATGATCTCTGCCCGCGGTCGCACAAGGCGCCAGTGGGAGTTGCGCGAAGCCACAGCCGGCGCACGGACATGGGCCAGCCTCTACCAAGGCAAGCCATCACCGGAATCCGGAGGCGTATTCCCTGCCGAAGAGTCGTGGGCCCGCTACAGCACTCCGTTGTGGGAAACCACACAAGACGCCGAGGGGAAGATCGTATGCAAGGTACCCGGCATCGGACGAGACGACCACGAACTCGTACAGTCCTGGGACCTCACATTCAAGGACAAGAAGGCCAGTGACTACGTCGTCGGCCAGGTATGGCTCAGGATCGGGAACACATCGTACTTACTGGACATGGTCCGGGAGCGTCTGAACTTCACCGCCACGCAGGAAGCGATCAAGGAGATGACCCGCAAATGGCCGCAGGCCGTTGCCAAGTTCGTTGAGGACAAGGCCAACGGCCCCGCGATCATGAACACGCTGAAGCAGCAGGTGATGGGCATGATCCCGATCGAGCCCGAGGGCAGTAAATACGCCCGCGCCTCTGCCGTGTCACCTCTCACCGAGTCAGGGAACGTGGTGCTGCCCACCGCCGCGCTGTTGCCAAACGTCGACCAGCTGCTTGAAGAAGCCAAGAACTTCCCAAACAGCTCACACGACGACACCATCGACGCCATGTCGCAGGCCCTCAACCGGATCCTCCTCATGCCCCTCACCCAGCAGGACACCAGCACCCCACTGGACGACCTGTACGACGACCTCGACGCCCAAGGCTGGGTCGTGAGCCCCTACTAGAACACGGAAGGCGGGTGATGAGTCAGTGTGGCCCTTCACCCGCTCAGAACGTGTCCTGGAAGACGCCTCCACCGCGGAAGTGACGGTCCTGACCTCGCAGGTCAAGACCCTGTCCAACGACCTCGAACGGGCCCTTGAGTCCATGGCCGAGCTGGAACTCGCCCGCGACAGTGCCGGATGGCAGAAGCTCAGCGACCAGGGCCGGCGCGACTTCACCCGCGACGGGCTCCGCAAAGCAGGGGAGCAGGGCCGACTCATGGGCCTGGCGAACACCCTCATCAAGCGCGGCCGGGCCATCCGGTACGCCTACGTGTGGGGCCAGGGCGTGGACATCAGCGCCCGCGACTCCGCCGTCAACGACGTCGTGCAGGCATTCCTTGACGATGAGGCGAACCGGGAGTCTTTCACCGGGACCCAGGCGCGCCAGCAGCGCGAAGGGGCCCTCTACGACGAAGGCAACCACTTCCGGGCTCACTTCACCGACCCGCTCACAGGCCGTGTCCTGGTCCGGACGATCCTCGCCGACGAGATCGACGACATCATCACCGACCCCGAGGACCGGACGGTGCCCTGGTACTACATCCGCTCCTGGACTGAACAGGCCATCAGCCCGACAGGGGCCGTCACCCAGACCACCCGGAAAGCTGCCTACCCGGCCCTGAAATACCAGCCGGCCACGAAACCCCGCCGACTGACCCTCGAAGCCGGGGCAGACCCGATCGAGGTCAAGTGGGACGCCCCGGTCAAACACATCAAGGTCAACGCAATCGACGGTGCCAAATTCGGTATCGGCGACTCGTACGCGTCCCTGCCGTGGGCGATGGGTTACAAGAACTTCCAGGAAGACTGGACGCAGCTCATGCGGGCACTCGCCCGGATCGCGTTCATCACCTCGTCCAAGACGAAGTCCGCGGCACAGCAGAAACGCGCCCAGCTTCAGGGCATGGGCGCCATGCCCGCTGGCGGGACCGTGAACCTCACGGATGACCAGAAGCTCGAGGCGGTCCCGAAGTCCGGGGCGACGATCGACGCCGAATCGGGGCGGCCCATCGCCGCACTGGTCGCGTCCGGTCTCGATCTTCCGGTGACGATCCTCCTGGCCGACCCGGGGCAGACCGGGGCGCGGGCGACAGCCCAGACCTTGGATCTCCCGACCCGGCTGATCTTCCAGGCCCGGCAGGAGCTCCACACTGAGGACCTCCTCGACACCCTCGGGTACGTCGTCGAACAGGCCGTCATCGCCCCTCGGGGCCCGCTCCGCACCAAGGGCCGGGCCGTCCGGGACGGCGACCGGCTCAAAGTCCAGTTCGTGGACGACTCAGACTCCACGATCGACGTGATCTGGCCGTCTCTGGAAGAGATTGACCCGAAGACCATGGTGGACGCGATCGTCGCCGCCGAGGGCATCCCTGATGTCCCGAAGCTGCCCCTGATCAAACTCGTCCTCCAAGCCCTCGGGGTTAGGGACATCGACGAGTTATTGCAGCAGATCACGGACGACGACGGGAACTTGAAACCACAGGACGGTGCGGCCGGGTCCTTGGCGGCACAGGCGTTCCGGAACGGTACCGATCCAGCAACGGCGCTCGACCAGTAAAGGCGGATGCATGGCGATCAACGAGAACACCCTCGCTGCGGTCGCGCAGATCCGCCGTGACCTGGACGCCATGACTCGCGCTCAGACCGTAGCTCTCACCCGGGCGTGGGTTGAGGCGTGGGACGCGCTCGGCCCGGAGTTCACCGCGGCACTCGTGGAGCTGCTACAAGGCTCAACGGATCCCCTAGTTAGGTATGCCGTGGTGCGGAAGAACGCCCGCCTACAGCAGGCCCTCAAACAGGCCCGCGCGACCCTCGTGGAGCTCGCCAGGACCACAGGTGAGATCGCCGTCAAGGACACCGCCCAGGTCGTCCTAGACGCCGTATCTGGCCATGCGGCCATCGTCGGATCGCAGCTTCCACCGGGCGCCGCCGCTGCGGGAGTGTCGTTCACCAGGACCTCACCGGAGGCTCTGGCATGGATCGTCGAACGCACCACCCAACAGATCCACGCTCTAACCAAGCCGTTGCCAAGCGACGTAATCCGGGTGATGCGCCGCGAACTCATCAAAGGCATCGCGGTCGGTTCGAATCCACGGCGTACCGCGGAACGGATCGTCAAACAAACCGAACGGCGGTTCAATGGCGGCCTGACCCGGGCGCTCACGATCGCCAGGACTGAGACTCTGGACGCTCACCGGGCCGCGACACAAGCCAGCGAGAAGACGAACAAGGACATCCTCGCCGAGTGGGAGTGGTTCGCGAACCTCGACCGGCGCACCTGCCCGTCCTGCATCGTAAAGCACGGGCAACGCTTCCCGCTCAGCGAACCAGGACCAGATGACCACCAGAACGGGCGCTGCACCAGGATCACGGTAACGAAGTCATGGGCGGACCTTGGGTTCAAGAACATCCCCGAACCCGAACCACTCACCCAGGATTCGAAGGCGTGGTTCGACAACCTAACCCCGGACACGCAACGGGCCATCATGGGCCCGGCCCGGTTGGAGCTCCTCAACAGCGGCAAGATCACCTGGGATGACCTGTCCAAGAAGGTCGAAACGCCGGGATGGCGGGACTCCTACCGGACCCCTTCGGTCAAGTCACTGGTCTAGGTCGCCGAGGATCGCTTTCCGCTGGTTCTCGCCGATCTCCCACTGCAACGCACCGCACCACACGCACCCGAGCAGCAGGGAACCGCCCTCGAGGCCAAGCTCAACCCGGCGAACCTCCCAGTCGTGGCCCGGGCAGGCCCCCGGTTCCCCCTGGGCGTCGTTGCTGTCGTCATCGCTCACCAACTCATCATAAGGAGGCCACGTGCCCAAAAGGATCCACGAAGCCGCCACCGGGACAGTGAGTGAACTGACCGGCAAGGTCATGGAGATCCGCATCATCACCCCCGGCTGGGGGAGTAGCGGCTACTACAGCGCAGGTGTGCTGGAACAGGCCGCCGCTGAAGGCGTCTTCCCCGCGAAGACTCAGATGCACATCGACCACCAGACCCCGACTCAGGACATGGAACGCCCCGCAGGGTCCCTCACCACGTGGGCCGCGGTCCTCACCGAGGACGCCACCTGGGACAGCGCCCGGAACGGCCTCTATGCCCAGGCCAGGGTGTTCACGCCTTACCGGGAGCTCCTGGCCGAGATGGCCGACGAAGGCCTGGCCGTGTCCATCAGTGCTGCGGCGATCGCCAAACCCGGTGAAGCCGAAGGGCGCCGAGGGACGATCATCGAACAGCTCATCCCAGGCCCCCTGAACCGGGTGGATTTCGTGACAATCGCAGGCCGCGGCGGTGCCGTTGAGCAGGTCCTCGAGCACGCCACCGAGACAACCTCACGGGACATCGAGAACCAGCTCCGAACGCTCCTGCGCGCCAGCTACGGCGGCCAGGAAACGTACGTATGGCTCGAAGACCGCGACGAAACACAGAACCTCGCCTGGTACGAGATCGAAACCGCCGAAGGCGGCACCATCTGGCAGACCGGATACACAGTCGCGCCCACCGGTGAAGTAACCCTCAGCGGCGAAACCATCCAGGTACGCCGCCGAGTCGTGTACGACCCCATCACCGCACCCCAGGAAACCCAGAAACCTCCCACGCCGGCCCCGGCTGGGGAAACCACCGCCACCACACCCAAGGAGGAACACGTGGCAAACATCGAAATCGAAGAGACCGAGTTCGCTCGCCTCAACGAGTCCGCCAGCCGGGCCGCCGAGCTGGAAACCGAAAACGCGCAGCTCCGCGAACAGGCCGCCAAGGCACGCACTGACGCGATCACGTCCGCCGTGAACGAAGCGTTCAGCACTGTCGAGGCCCCCCGCGTCCAGGCCGCCGTCCTCGCCGAAGCCCTGGCAGGTGAACAGTCCCTCGAGGACATCACAGCGCAGGCTCGCGAAGCCGCCGCGGAGATCCGCTCCGCAGCCGGTGAAGGCAAGCCCACCGGCCTCGGCCACACCACCCGCGAAGCTGTCACCCGCAGTGACGCCGACATCGCCAACGCACTCTAAGGAAGGGGCGAACACATGGCACTGAACCAGCGCTACCCGCACGCCAAGCACATCGAGCTCACCGCCCCCGCTGGCGGAGTCACGGGCGGCAACCCGTACAAGATCGGCCAGTTCGTCGGCGTGGCACTCCACACCAAGAACGCCGGCGACCGCTTCACCCTGTGGCTCGACGGCTCCTACGACGTCACCGTCACCGGCGCCCTCACCGAGGGACAGCTCGTCTGCATCAAGGCCAGCGACAACACACTCACCGCAACCGCAACCGGGAACTTCCCCTTCGGCGTCGCACTCGCCGCAAAGGGCGCCGGCGCAGGCGTGGTCGAGGTTGCCCCGTTCGGCAAGATCATCACGACCACGGCACTCGCCTAGGAGGCACGCATGGACATGTTCGACAACCAGGGGTGGCGCACCGCCACCGACCGCCAGGAGAAGGTCTTCGAGGCAGCAAACTACTTCGGCACGAAGCGCCGCGGCGGCCCGCTCGCGACCGCGGAACTCGCCGAAGCGTTCGCCACCACGGACTTCCCCGTCCTCCTCGGCGCTGCCTTCGAGAAGAAGGCCATCGAGGCGCAGAAGGCCGCCGAACCCGAGTTCGAGCCGATTCTGGCGAAGGCCACCGCACCGGACTTCACCCGCCGCAAGCTCGTGGACCTCTGGTCCGGTGACGAGTTCGAGCGCGTCAACGAGGGCGAGGAGTACAAGGGCGGCACGCTCAAGGAAACCGACCTCGACCACGGCACCGATAAGTGGGGCCGCAACTACGGCCTGACGTTCGAGCTGCGCCTGCGCCGCATGTTCTCCGACATGGCGAAGTTCCCTGCCCTGCTGGGTAACGGCGCCACCCGTGCGAAGAACACCGCCGTCGCGACGAAGCTCATCACCGGTGGGGCGTGGGACCCGGCGTTCTTCGGCACCGTTGACACCGTCAACCTGACCGCCGAGAACCTCGACGCCGCGATCAAGGCACTAGCCCTGCGCACCGACCACCGAGGCGACCTGGTGGACACCAGCAACCTCGTGCTCGTCGTCGGCCCGGGCCTCGCGTCCGAGGCGACCCGGATCTTGAACGCCTCCAAGATCGTCCTGAAGGTCACCAACGGGTCCAAGGTCACCGAGACCGAAATGGACAACCCGTTCAAGGGCCTCGTGACCCTCCTGGTCTCCAAGGCCGTGGGCAAGTACCTCGGCACCAACCAGGGCAAGGCCTGGGCTCTGCTCCAGGGCAGCAACTCGAGCCTCCCGTCGCTGATCGACACCGGCCTCGAAGGCCACGACGGCAACGTGGATATCCGCGTCAAGCGTGACCAGGGCGAGAGCGTCGGCGGCGGTCTCGTCTCCGTCGATGAGGGCTCCTTCAACGACGACACGATCTGGTACCGGGGACGCACGTTCTTCGGTATCGACAAGGGCTTCACGCAGGGCGTGTACGCCTCCAACGGCGCCTAACCAGGTGTCAGCCCGCCCCCTGGTGGGGCACTCGTCTGGGTTCGATTCCCAGGGCGGGCCCTCGTTGCTGGTGCGTCAACACCGTCCCGCGCCAGACATACCAATGTTGCGGTGAAGGCGGCACCGGGGAAGCGTACAGCGGGTTTCCTGAGTCCCTGCCAAGGCGCCGCCTGCGCACCAGCAACACCCCAGCACCCTTGAGGAGGCCAGCCATGGCATTCGACCCGAACACTGACATCGGGAAGGTCCGCCTCCTCATCGCAGACCTCGACGAGACCAACCAGATCTTCACGGACGAGATGATCACCGGGTACCTGTCCCTGGCCGAATGGAACGTTCACCGGGCCGCGGCCTCGTGCCTGCGCACCATCGCGACCTCCGAAGTGCTGCTGTCGAAGAAGATCCGCACCCAGGACCTCCAAACCGACGGGCCAGCCGTCGCCGCGGAACTCCGGGCCCAGGCCGCGGCCCTCGACGAGCAAGCCGCGGACGGAGACACGTTCTTCGAGATCGTGCCGCTCTGCCCGTACGGCAAGGGCGAGGGCGCTGAGTGGAGGTTCTCATGAGCCCACTACCGAACGCGAAGGTCATCCCCGACGGCTGGGCAGCTCATCACCGACCAGTCGCCGAAGGAACCATGACAGCCCCAGGAAAGATCACCCGTTCAAACGGCGCACCACCGCATCCGAAACCCTCAGACTGGCAGCCCGAAACGGACCTCGTGACCGACTGCACCTTCAGGGTCCAGGAACTCAAACGCGAGAACGCCCCTGTCCCCGCGGCCCAGCCCACACAGGAACGCCGCTACCTGATCACCATGCCACTCGGCAAAGCCCCCGCAGGTGGCCTGCGGGTGGGGGAGGAAGGCGACATCGTCAACACCGTAGGGCGCCGATTCCGGATCATGCAGACCATGACCGGCTCCCTCCTGTGGGAACTCGACCTCATCTGCACAGACAACCTCACGCAGAACGGGGGCTGACATGGGCTCTGACTTCAGCGAGCTTCGCAAACTCGCGGCGGACCTCCGCAAAGCCGGACCCAGAACCGGGAAACTCGCCCAGACCGTAGTCAAGAAGACCGCACTCGACGTAGAAGCAGACGCAAGGCGACTCGCACCAGTGGACACCGGCAACCTCCGAGGATCCATCGGCCACAGCGACCTCCGGACCATAGGAACCAGCGGGTCCCTGATGGTCGAGATCGGGCCCACTGCCAACTACGGCGTCTACGTCGAGGTCGGCACCTCCCGGGCGCCGGCGCAACCCTACATGGGCCCCGCGATGGACCGTCATGCCCCCGCATTCGAAGAGGCGATGGGCCAGATCGGAATCGGGGCACTCAATGACTGACCCGAACACGATCGTCGATCATCTTGTGGCGCTCATCGAGGAACGCACGGGGCTCACTGTCTACGACGGCAACGTCCCATCCAAGGTGCCCGAGTCCGGCGGGTACATCGAATCCTACGTGGTCCTTTGGGCTGGTACCGGCGATGACGTGGGAGAAGTTACCGCGGACGGGATGCAAGTCGAGGACATCACCGTCTTCGACTTCCAAACCACTGCCGTCGGCGCAACCCCATCCATCGCCCGGTCCGTGGGGCACGGCGTAAACCGGGCCCTCACCAACGCCCGCGTCCAGTCCGGAAGAGTCAGACCCAGCCCGGACGGATTCAGCACCGACCGCACGATCCCGGACACCACCGTCACACCGTCTCGGCACATGCTCCCGGCACAGTGGCGCCTCATCACCAACTAACCAGCCCACCTCCAAGCCACCCCGCACCGCTGGGTGGTTTTTTCATGCCCCGGAAGGAGCCACCCATGGACGGCCTCATCCTCGCAGTCGGACCCGACGGCAACAAGCGCCTTGTCCCCGAGCACTACCTGACCAACCCGGCAATGGGCGAATGGCGGCTCCCACCGTCGGCCAAAGCCCAGGAAAACACCCCACCCAAGAAGGCCGACACGGCCAACCCCAAGAACGTGAAGGAGGCTGCCCAGTGAAGGTAGCAGCAGACGGCAAGCGTAAATATACGCTCCTCACCACCGCACCGGCATCCCGGATCCCCACCGCAGCCGAACTCAACGCCGGCATGGACATCTCCTGCGAGATCCTCACCTCGTCTTCGACGTGGACTAATGCCGCGTCCGAAACCACGGACGAGAAGCTGGAGTGCCAGAAGGGCAACGCACAGGGACTCGGCGCAGCGAACTACGACACGTCTCTGACGTTCGTACGCGGCTATCTGCCCGCCCCGACCGGTGGGGTAGACGTCGCGGGCACCGATCGCGGTTACCAGGCCGTCAAGACCCGCGGGTCCGAGGTGTGGATCTACCAGCGCGAAACCGACAAGGACTCTCCGGCCCCGTGGGCTGTCGGCGACGAAATCCACCTCGGCGGCCGCGTCGTCAGTGACAGCCCCATCCGCCCCGACACGGAAGGATCCGTGAAGCGTCAGGTGAACTTCCTCGCGCAGGACATGATCACGGAAGTTCTGGTGACGGCATGACGATCCCCGCATCTACGGTCCCCGTGATCTCGGGGAATGCCCCCACGTTCGGCACCCCCACTGCTTCGGACCTGGCGAGTATCGGAACGACCCTGATCGTGAAGAACGGGTCAGCATCCACGGTCACCGTCACGCTCATCACTCCGTCAACGCTACCGACCGGGGATGCGTACCCGGACAAGGCCTACACGATCCCCGCCGCCGGCGAACGGTGGATCCCGGTCCTTCCGGACTACCGGGACCCCAACGATGGTGCCGCACACATAACGTTCAGCGCCACGACCTCCGTGACCGCGGCGCAGATCATCCATTCCTGACCTTCTCAGCGGTGGCCCACCCCAAAGCGTGTGGTGGGCCACCGAACCACACCTCAAGGAGAACCACGTGACTACCCCTACCCCCGAGACCTTCGACCTCAACGGCTGGCTCAGCGATAGCGCCCCTCCACAGGCCTCCGCGACGGTGTACGGGCGCGGCGACCTCGCCCCCCGCATCCAGGAACTCGGACGCACCATCGACTCGCTCCGCGGTACCGAGGTGACGGATGGGGAACCCGAGCTCCGCGCGCTCGAGTCCGAACGTGACGAGCTGCTCCGCATCTTCGGCGACGCCCGTCTCGTCGTCCACGTACAGTCGATTTCCCCGCGACGCCTCGAAGAGCTCCGCGCCATCGCGGACAAGGAAGAACCTGTCGTCGGTGAGCGCGGAACTGAGAAGTACATGGCGTCCATGCGTGCAAACAGCCGCCGGTTGGGCCTGCACATCTTCTCCAACGCGATCGTTCGGATCCAGGCCGGCCTCGGTGAACCGCAGGACGTCGCATTCACCCCCGACGACGTCGCTGCCCTCGAAGACCGCCTCGGCCCGGGCCAGTGGGAAGCGGTCAACGCCGCCTACGAAGACGTCCAGCAGCGTCAGTTCACCCCGGACGCCGATTTTTTGCGCTGACCCTATGGCACCAGCACGGCGAGTACAACGACCTCCTCGCCGTGCTGCGTGCCGCCCGACAGCAGCAGCGGCCACCCTCGGCCTGGCTGTTCGGTGGATCGGGTGACTGGACAGGCATCGATCACCTTCTGACCCTCACCCTCACTCTCTGGGAAGACGGCCTGTGCTCCTGCGGAAACCCCGTCATCATCGCCCACCACCCAGACAACGACGGCTGGTACGACGTCACCTCCCGGCAGTGCCACGCATGCGCCGAGATCGAACGCGCCTCCGACAGCAAGAAACAGCCAGACCCGGGGGTGAAGCTCACCCCCGTCTACACGCGGACCAAACCACTTGGCCCGTGGCCCACCCCATGACAACCGAATAGAGGAGGCCCAATGTCCGGTGTCAGCCGTTCCGTGAAGGTAGTCCTCGAAGCTGATGTCGCGAAGTACGCGACCAGTATGGCCCGGGCAGGGAAAGCCGCCGACGACACCGCAAAGGCATCCGAAAGAGCAGGGAAGGCCGCAGAACGGGCCGGAGAACGCACTGGACGAGCTGGGAAACAAGCGCAGGACGGCAATGAGAAGTCCCGCCAGTCCAGTGAGCAGGACACCCAGGCAAAGGAGCGCCAGGCCGCAGCCGCTGACAAGCTCGGTGGCGCTTTGCAGAAAGTCGGCATCGTAGGGGTAGCTGCACTCGGCGCGTCTGCGAAGGCTGCCATGGACTGGGAATCTGCCTGGGCCGGCGTGACGAAGACTGTAGACGGCACCCCCGCGCAGATGGCGGCTATGGAGCAAGGGCTCCGGAACATGGCCAAGACCCTGCCTGCCACTCATGAGGAGCTCGCCGGGGTAGCCGAAGCTGCCGGCCAGCTCGGTGTTGCTCGTCAGGACATCCTCGGGTTCACGAAGACCATGGTGGATCTCTCGGTCTCCACCAACCTGACCGCCGACGATGCTGCGACCAAGATCGCCCAGATCAGCAATGTCATGGGCACCATGAAGCGCGAAGGCGCCGAGGGTGTCTCCCGGTTTGGCGCGACCCTTGTGGCACTCGGCAATGCGGGTGCTTCGACCGAGTCCGAGATCCTGGATATGTCCCAACGCATCGCAGGCGCTGGCGCGATCGCCGGGGCATCCGAAGTTGACGTCTTGTCCCTGGCGAACACCCTGGCATCGATGGGTGTCCGCGCAGAGCTCGGCGGTGGCGTCGCTACTCGGGCCATCCTCAAGATGAACTCTGCTGTCCGCGCCGGCGGCGAAGACCTGGACGCCTGGGCCAAAGTCGCGGGCGTTAGCGCGCAGGAGTTCTCGAAGACCTTCGGGGATAGCCCGATCAAGGCACTCGCCCTGGTCTCTGCGGGCATCGACAAGGTCAATAAGTCCGGTGGCGACGTCACTGCGACCCTCGCTGACCTTGGTCTCAAGGGGACAGAGAACGCGCAGGTGATGCTCGCCCTGGCGGCCAGCGGGAACCTTCTGAGCGACTCGCTCAGCCTGGGCGCGAAGTCCTGGCAGGAGAATACTGCTCTCGTTGCTGAGGCCACGAAGCGGTACGAGACCACCGAGTCCAAGGTGAAGGTTGCCTGGAACAACATCAAGGATGCCGCAATCGACGCGGGGGCTGTCCTGCTTCCAGTTGTTGCCACCATCGGGCAAGGTGTCGCAGGTGTCGCGAAGGCTTTCGGGGACCTCCCAGGTCCCGTGCAGAGCGCCATCACCATCTTGGGTGGCGTTGCTGCTGTTGGGGCACTCGCTGTCGGCACAGGGATCAAGCTGGTCGGCGCCTACCGGGACGCGAAGCAGGTCTTCGCTGACCTGAACGTCTCTGGCGGCAAGGCCCGCGGAGTTCTCGGCGGCGTGGGCAAAGCCGCGGGCGTGGCGACAATCGGTATCGCTGCCCTGAACGCCGTTGCGCGAACGGGTAACGCGATCTTTGGGAAGCAGGCCAGCACAGCCTCCCAGTACGAGCAGGGACTCCTCTCACTAGCCAAGGGAACGAAGCAGCTCGACGACATCTTCCGCGACGGCGGCCTCGGCACGCAGATCAACGGGGTCGGCGACGCCATCAAACGAATGGCTGACAAGGACGCCTTCGACGACTTCAACATCTGGCTCGGCGACGCCGTCGGTTCAGGATCGAAGATGAACACGCTCCGCGACAACATCAACGGCGTGGACGCCGCCATGGCAAAGATGGCAGGCAACGGAAATGCTAAAGCCGCGGCGGAGTCCTTCAAGACCATGGCATCGGAGGCCGAGAAGCAGGGCGTCAACGTATCCAAACTCGTTGACATGTTCCCGACCTACCGGGATGCCGTGCTCGATGTTCTCAACGCCAATGGGCAGACTAACGTTACCCAGGAGCAACTCGCGCAGGCGATGCTCAACGGCGTCACAGCCACCCAGGCCGTCACTGGCGCAATGCAAGGTGTGGCCGGCGCGACCGAGACATCGACGAAACTCACCGAGGAACAGGTCAAGCAACTCGAGGACCTGGGCATCACTCTCCAAGGACGCATTTCGGATCTGGGCAAGTTCGTTGAAGCCCTTTCCGCCGCTGGCCTGGCGAACCTCTCAACCCGTGACGCAGTCCGAAACTACAAGGCCTCCCTCGACGAGATCACGAAGGCGATCACGGACAACGGGACCAGCCTGGACATCAACACCGAGAAGGGCCGTAGTAACCAGGCAGCCCTCGACGGAGTTGCTTCCAGCGGCCTAGCAGTCGTGGACTCGATGGCGAAGCAGAAGGACTCCTACGGGCAGAACGTCTACTCACAGGAACAGGTCCAGGCTGCTCTAGGGCAGACGTACACCGACCTCGTGAACAACGCGGCACGGTTCGTCGGCACGGGCAAAGCTGCACAGGACATGGCTCGGGACATTCTCAAGGTCCCGAAAGACGTCAACATCAAGACCTGGATGTCGGACTACGCCAGGAATCTGGCGCAGCAAACGGCGGGGGCCGTCAACAGCATCCCCAACTACAAGAACATCCAAGTAAACGTCATCGGGGCTGCGGCTGCGGCGGCCTCCCTGGCCGCACTGGGCGCGGCTGGTGCGGGATCTGCTGTCGCGATCATGGCAGCAACTCAGAAACGGGCAGCGGGCGGGCCCATCTGGGGCCCTGGGCCGAAGGGCGTTGATAGCGTACCCGCGATCCTCGCCCCGGGCGAGCATGTCCTCACGGCAAAAGAAGTGGACCTGATGGGCGGCCAGCAAGGCGTCTACAGGTTCCGCGCGAACCTGCGCTCAGGGCCAGGCGTGCAAGCCTTCGCCGCGGGCGGCGCCGTCGCGCCAACTGGACGAACGGTAGCTGCTCGGGACTATCGGTCTCCTTCGATTGTGATTCCAACCTTGGCCGGGCCCGGTGGGGGGCCGTCGTTCACGTACATCGGTAAGGACGGGGACACCATGTCTGACTTCTTCGATCGTGCACGGTTCGAGGCTCGAAAGATGGCGAGGTCGGCCCGATGATCTTTGACCTCAGCGGAGTTCAGTTCTCGGGCGAGGACGACGGCACACCTCTGGGGGTCCGGTCCTTTGACCCCGGGACCTTGGAACTGGACTCGGACGATTCAACTCGTCCGAACCGTGATGGGAACGTCCCGGGGAGGGATTTCGAACGGGGCCTGACGTGGGCGTGGGAGTTGACCGCACGCGGTGAGGATGCGGCTCAGGTAATGGACCGTGTCGATGAACTTGCCGCGGCTTGGCGACCCCGGGAGCGGCTGCTACCCGGCACCGCCGTTCCTCTGCGCTACTACACGGCGGGACGGTGGCGGCGGGTCTACGGCAGGCCGAACCGATTCTCGCCGCCGTCACCGAACTTCATCGTCAAGGCTGGTCGCGGGCATGTGGTCTGTGACTTCCGGGTCCTGGACCCGAGGTTCTTCGATGATGTCGAGCAGCAGGTGTCGTTGGGCATCGTCCCGGCGACCACGGGCGGGCTCATGGCGCCGTTGGTGGCCCCGCTGTCCACGGTCCGCTCGTCGGCCCCAAGGGCTGGGCTGCTGCACAACCGGGGTTCTGCTGAGACGCCGTGCACGGTCCGGTTCCTTGGTCCGGTGTCGTACCCGCTCGTGAAGTCGGCTCTCGGTTGGGAGATCGGCCTGTCCGCCACGTTGGCCTATGACGAGGAAGTTGTCGTGGACCCCATCGCCGGCACTGTCCTGCGCAACGGGGTGCCAGCTCCCGGGATCCTCTCGCGCAGTTCGCGAATCCAGATGGCCGCCCTGCAACCGGGCCTGAACGAAATCACCTTCACGGGCACTGACCCGACCGGGACCGCAGCGGCGGTCCTGTCCTGGCGCAACGCCTACACCAGCCTCTAGGAGGGCAAGTGAACAACCATCTTGTTTTCGCGGTGTCCCCGGACGACGCGAAAGAGCGCATCCAAGCCCTTGGGCTGGTGTTCGACGAAACGCAGTGGGTGATGAACGTCCAACTCCTCGGTGGGGCTGACTTCACCGGTCACACGGTGCACTACACGGACCTGTTTAAGTCTGTGCCGGCTTACCACGAGGCCGTGTCGCGTTTCGGTGAGGAGGGCTCGCATGTCGCTTGACCAGACTCCATGGTTCGTTGGAGGCGGTGCACAGCATTCCCCGGAGGTTGCCCGCGGCTTGGCGTATGCGGCGACCCGCGGCGCGGAGGGCATCTCCGGGGTGGGTGACTTGAAGGTCCTGGCGCAGGCGGTGCCGAACGGGACGGTCCGGGCAATGCCGGGAGGCGCCCTCCTTCTGAACCGGTACCCGGGAGGGTCCGGGCAGACGTATTCGCTTCGGAACGCAACGTCTACGGACATCCCGATCACCCCGACAGGGTCCTCGGGTGGCAGGACTGACCTGATCGTGGCACGCGTCCTCGACCCGCAGTACGAAGGGACCGCGCCAGCGGACCCGACCGTTTTCGACTATGCCCGGTTCGCGGTGATCGAAGGCGTCTCCGGATCCGCGACCGTGAAGTCCCTGAACCTTCAGTACCCGGCGATCGACATCGCCCGCGTGACCTTGCCCGCGAACACCGGAACAGTCACGGCCGCGATGATCACGGACCTGCGCCGTGTCGCGCAGCCGCGCCGAGAACGGGCAATGGTCACGATCTTCCCCACAGCACCGGTCAGCGTGCCAACCACTGGGTACGGTTCATGGCCGATCACTGCGGGCCAGCGCCCCAGCGTGTACGTGCCGACATGGGCGACCAGGGTGGACGTCATCGCCCACGTCTCGGGCATCAAGTACACGAAGGGCACCAGCGGGGCAGACACAACTGCCGGCGTGCGCACAGGGTTCGGCTCCAGCGATCCCGCTCAGAACGGCATCATCGTCCAGGACGCCGAAGACAGCGGGGGCCGCTACGGCACGACCTGGATCGGCACCCACACCGTGGACGCGTCCATGCGAGGCACCAACCAGATCATCAACCTCCAGGCATACCGCACCTACGGGGACGGGAACTGGACCGCTGACAACCAGACCTGCGTAGTCATCGATTGGGAGTTCTCCGAAGGAGCCCAGTAGGAAGGCGGTGATCCCGTGACCGATGTCGTCGCCGCAGGGTCACCCCTTCTGCCCGGCACACTGGACCCAACCCAGAGCCCCGTCCCGGGCGTGCCCGCCGAACCTCCCGCGGGCACTCCGTCATGGCGGTTCCAGGTCCTTGAGATGCCTTCAAAACGGTGGATCGACCGAGACCTCGAGCTGATCGACGGGGAGGTCACGACAGCAGTAAACGGAGCCGCGGTCATCCGCGGCCGGCTCCCACTGGGTAACACGACTGGGGCGGCCCTGAAGGAATGGGGTCACTTCCTCATCGCCGAGCAAGGCGAAGGACGACCGATCGTCGGCATCGTGGACACCCTCACGGTTGGGGAGGAAGGGCAGTGGCTTCACATTGAGGCCGGCGGGTTCTCCCAGTACCCGACCGGGATGCCCTGGGTGGACCTCCCATACTCTGGCATCCAGGTGGACCCCATGGACATCGTTCGGATGATCTGGGCGAAGCTGCAGAACAAGCCTGACGGGAACCTCGGTGTCGTTCTGGATGGCACGAAGTCCCCGGCCCGGCTCGGCACACCAGAGGCGCCGGCCAGAACTGCCGCGAAAGCCGAGGTGGCTGCGGCCACGACGGCGGCGAAGGACGCGAAGAACGTGGCCGTCGCCGCGGCGAAAGCCCAGGAAGCTGCCCGCGTCGCGGTCATGACCGCGTGCGGGAAGACCGCGGCAGGGTTTCTCGCCCACCAGGACACGGCCCCGGGCGGTGACCGCCGCTCTACGAAGAATGTGTGGATCGACAAGAACAACGCCAACAAGGGCTATATCTGGAACGGCAAGAAGTGGGTCCTTCAAAACACCTCCACTGCTGCGGTCGTCGCGTCCCGGGTAGCGACGTGGGTCGCCTCGAAAACCACCACCACGAATGCCAAGAAGGCGTCCACCGCACGGGCGAAAGAGCTTACCGCTGCGAAGAAGAAACTCTCTGACGTCAAGGGCGGCGAAGCTGATCCGTGGACGATGGCCTGGTGGGACACCCACGACCTCGGCCAGGTCATCAGCACCCTCGCGGATGACACCCCGTTCGAATGGCGCGAGAGTGCCTCGTGGTCCGGCGACAACCTGTCGCTCCGCCTTGAACTCGGATACCCCACGCTCGGAGCCCGCAGGCCGGACCTGCGCTTCGAAATCGGTATCAATGTCGTCGCGGTCCCACCCCTGGACGCCAAGGACTACGCCTCCGAAGTCACGGTCCTGGGCGCCGGTGAGGGCAGGGCCATGCGACGGGCGATCGCCACGGGCAACAAGGGCCGCATCCGCCGCGCAGTCGTCGTGCAGCGCAAAGAGATCCGCAAGAACGACGCCGCAGGTGCCGCGGCCCGGGCGGAGGTCGCCAAACGGGCCGCCGCCTGGGTAACCGACACCCTCAAAGTCATCGACCATTCCAACGCACCCTACGGGTCATTCCAGCCCGGAGACCGGATCTACCTGACCGGGAACGCCGGATGGGCGGACCTGAACACGTGGGTTCGCATCAATGAAATGGCTGTCTCCTGCACCACGGGAGCGATCACGCTGAAAGTCGAGGCAGGATGAGCACACTGAGCCGTGACGCGGCCTGGTTCGTCGGGCAGATGACCCAGGCCCGGGCGCAGACCAAGGCGCTCTCCCAGCCGCAGCTCGGTACCTCGAGCATCGAGCAGGGCACCATCGAAGAGTACGACGGCGAAGACACCCTTGTCTCGCTCACGGGCACCCAGTTCGACGGAACCCACACTCTCGCGAGTGTGAACGGTCCGGTCCCGCCCGTGCCGTCTCAGCCGTCCGCAGTGCCGGGGCCCAAACAGGTCCAGGTCCGGTGGAACGGCAAGTGGGACGACGAGGACACGGTGTCCCCGATGGACTTCTCACACGTCTCGGTGCACATGAGCCGGGAGGAAGTGTTCGACCCGGACGCCGATACCCAGGTGGCGCAGATCCGTGGCGAGTCCGGCGATTCCGTGACGGTGCTCAGGGAACCGGGCGAATGGTGGCTGTCTCTGGTGGCAGTGTCGCAGTCCGGGAAGTGGTCTGACCCTACCGACCCGGTCCTGGTGGAGATACCGGACGGTGTAGACCTGTCCGAGTACCAGGACGCGCAGGTCGAGATCGATGATCGAATCACTGAGGTTTGGGAGACCGCTTCCGGGAAGAACAAGATCCACAACTCCACCGTTGACCCAACCCCCACTGATACGGGTGTGGACGGTGACCGGTGGCAGGTGTGGACGACCCTCTCCCCAGGCGGGAAGCTCACGGCCACATGGCGGCACAATGGCGTTGAGTGGATCAAGGAAGCTCTCGACGAGGTCTACCTGCCCTTGGTGAACATCGGCTCCGGCACGTACGGGGAACTCACCGGTTCCCGCCTGACCGCCGGGACCGTCACCGCGCAGGCCCTCGAAGCCGTCATGGTGCTGGTGAACACTCTCATCGCAGGCGACCCGAACGGCACGCATGCCAGAATGACCCCGCAAGGGTTCCTGGTCATGGCTTCCCCGGACGGCGGAGTCACTCCGCCAACCGTGGTGGTTCGCATGGGTGTGGCAAGCACGGACGACTACTTTAGTGTCCTGCGTTCCGACGGGACCATTGCAGCGTCAATCTCGGCCACCGGTGACGTGGCCGGCGAGAACATCGTCGGCGAAGCCTTTTCGCTCTCCGGCAAGGACCTTCAAACGGAGATCGTGGACCCGCTTCCCAAAGGCATCATCGTCCGTGCGGGCCGAGGAACTAACGCCCAATATTGGGCCGGGACCACACCGCAGCCGTACCTTCAGCTCGACTTCGACGCTGAGGGTGGGCGCATGTACCAGGTCACCACGACCGCGATCGCACTGGACTCCGACACCACGACTGCGGACGGTGTCGTGAACCTCCACTACCGCACCGATGGGTCACCTGCGGAACCGACAAGCACGATCATCGCCTCCGGTCAGTCCGTTATGGGCACCCTGTCCACTCGCCGATCTGTAGTGACCTTGTCCCGCCCGATCACCCCAGACGCCGGGCCGGTGTCCCTGCTCCTGTCCTATGGGACCGTCAGCGCGGGCCGGTCGAAGATCGTCGCATCGAACGGGCGCAGCGTGTTCCTGACGGTCGAGGACATGGGCATCGCCCCGCCCGATGTCGGGATCATCCGCGACGGCACCGGGGACGCTGCAACCGGCGGCACGGGCGGCGGGTCGAACCCCGGCACCCCGGCGCCGAAGAACTACGACCGCACCTGGAACGCCACGGGAATCCGCTCGTTCACGGGATCTGGCGGCAGGTACGACTTCAACACCGGGTACATGTTCAGTGGTCTCTCCCCGGCAGGGTACGGGGACCTCTCGTCCATGGCGGTGTTTCCCGACTTCACGAGCATCCTGAACGGGGCCACCGTGACCGGGGTTTGGGTCTACGTGTTCTACGACTTCTGGTACTACGGCTCCGGCGGCACCGCCTACATCGGGCTCCACGGCCAGACGGGCCTCACCAACACGGCACCGTCGAAGACGTACGCGCATGCCACCTCTGCTGGATGGCCGCGAGCTGCTGGCCGGTGGATCAAGATGTCTTCCTCCACCTACGCAGGGTTCAAATCCGGGCAGCACCGCGGCATCACTCTCGGCGGGGCCGGCGGCGGGTACACCTCCTACGGGTACGCGCACGGGCCGAAGATCCGCATCACCTACACGAAATAGGAGACACGCATGTCTTTCATCACGACCGCAAGAGCCCTTGATGATGACCGCTTTGCGTGGCGGATCAGGGCCGCGGCTCTCACCGTCGCGGCGGGGCACGTCCAAGAGGCCCCGTGCCCAGCCCGCACGTTCGCAGAGCGGATCCTGTCCGCCCCCATGTCCCCGAACCGGCCCCTTGAGGCATTGGTGGCCGCAACCCCCGCGATCTCGGAAGCGATCACCGTGGACGACGACAACACGGTCCACACCAACGCCGTCACGGACGGAGCGATCCTCGCCGCGGTCACCACCCAGTGGACGACCGCGGCACGGGTCCTCGGCATCGTCGAAACCACCGAGTAGCGCAGGAGGTAGGAGCGTGTGGAGTCCTGGGGCCCGACACTCACCGCAGTGGGTGCACTGCTGGCCGTCCTCGGTGGCGGCATCCGTTACCTCATCGGCCGGTCAGACAAGAAGCGCGAGAAGCGGGAGGCGTCTGTGGAAGAGCTGCTGAGAGAGCGGATCGAGGCCCTCGAGGCTGAGTTGAAGGAAGCGAAGCTTGTCAAGCGCGCAGCCGGCAAGTGGCGTGAACAGCTCATCGCGGCCGGTATCGAGCCGGACCCGAAAGACTGGCCGGAAGGAGTGTCATGAGTCAGCTTGAAGATAACGAGCGGCGGTTGGCCGTCGCGCAAGAGGCCGTGGACAAGTCGCGCCGGGCAGACAAGCGCACGAAGTCCCTACTCCTTCTCTCGTCCTGCCTGCTCGCATTCCTAGTGGTGGTGTGCGGGATCCTCGCCTGGCAGAACGGCAACTACGCCGCGCAAGCGGCCGATGCTGCCCAAGCGCAGGCCGCCGAGAAGAAATCGCTTGCCGAGCAAGTCGCCGCGGCGTGCGCGAAGGACGACTTCAAGTCCAGCCCCCAGGGCAAGCAGGTATGCCAGCGCGCCGATCAGGTCGCCAAAGACACCACCCCCGTGACGGGGAGCAAGGGAGACCAGGGCATCCCCGGCCTCGACGGAGCGGACGGCAAGGATGGCACCCCGGGCCGGGACGGCCGTGACGGCCGCAATGGGGCGTCGGGAACTGATGGCGCTCCCGGTCTGCCAGGGGCACAAGGGGCGGCCGGCCAGAACGGCGCTCAGGGCGTCCCAGGTGTACCGGGGGAGAAAGGCGACAAGGGAGACAAGGGCGACCCGGGGGAGCAGGGCCAGAAGGGAGACCAGGGTATCCCCGGCAGGGACGGTGCCGACGGGAAGGACGGTTCCCCGCCGAGCAGTTGGAACTTCACTCAGGACGGAGTCACCTACGCGTGCACTCCGCAGCCGCCCGGGTCCACGACGTACACATGCACAGCATCGACCCCGACCCCGAGCCCGTCCCCGTGACGGGCTCGCCCTATATCTGAGGAGGCTCAGTGCCGAACATGGCCGTCGCCTACCAGCGACCGAACAGATCCCTCATCACCCTGCGTGACGAGGTGTACCGGGCGTACGACTACACCCCGGCCCGTGCAAGCGAGTTCGTCACGGGGTACAAGTCGCCAACCAATTTCACGGGCCACAACGCTGACTCCAACGGCATCGTGCACGCCATCGACATCTTCACCGATGACAACGGGAACCTCCCCGAAGCGCAGGGGCGCGAGCTAGCAGAAAAGCTACGCGCCATCGGCCGCGCCACCGGGAGGTTCTCCTACCTCATCCACGACATGTCCCCGGGTGCACCAGACCCCCGAATCGCGGGGGCATTCTCCGGGTGGGAATGGCAACCCTACGCGGGGGAATCCCCGCACTCCGATCACATCCACGTCTCCACCGTGGACCTCTACTGGGGCGACCCAGTCAACTTCCCCGCCGCCGTCTACGACAGCACCGAACCGTGGGGCATCGCAGGAATCACCAACGCTGGCGGCGCAGTCCGCCCCATTGAAACTAAGGACTGGTTCGACATGGTAACTTCCAAAGACCTCGACACCGCTGTAGAGAAGGGGCTGGCGAAGTACCTCGGCCCCATCAGCACCGCGAGCGGCGACGTGAGCGTCCGTCAGATGATCGCCGATGGCACCCGCGCTGCCCAGACCGCCCGCGACAACACCGGCCCGATCACTCGCGGCGGCCGCCCAGTTTCTCTGCGGCAGGAAATCGCAGACACGAAGACCGGCAACATCGCTCTCCAAGGCCAAATCGCCGGGCTGCTCGCAGCGTTCAAGGCCGCAACTACCGGCCAGAACATCGATCTCAATGCCGTTCAGGCCGCCGCCAAAGCCGGAGCCGAGGAAGCCCTCAAGTCCGGCGTCGACGTCAACGTCAACGTAGGAGGAACCAATGGCTGACCACCGCGCAGAGACCTCAACCCAGGCCCGGTACCCATGGCGGGCCGCGGTACGCACCTTCGTTGTGGTCGTCATCCCGGCATTCATCGGTCTCGGGCTGATCCTGCCACTCGTCGTGGATACCCTGCTCGCGAGCGTTGGCCATCTACTCCCTCCCGAATGGCGGGCCTGGATGACAGCCGCAGCCCTTGCACTCGCCGCGTTCGCCGGCGCACTGACGAAGATCGCAGCCCTTCCAGGAGTCATCGCATGGACCCAACGATGGGCGCCGTGGCTCGCCCCAGAACCGAAGGAGCCGCCGAGTGACTGATTACCCGTTCAACGCGTTCCTGATGGTTGACCCGGTAACGGGGCAGCGCGCCATCATGGCGCAGTGCAAGGTTACCGACCCCGCCACTGGGGAACTACTGGTGCTGAAGGATTCGACCGGGGCATCCATCCCTAACCCTCTGCGGTCCGGGCCCGACGCCGTGGTCAGGGATATGGTCGCCCAGGTCCCCCAGGTGCGGGTGACCGGTGGCGGGATCAGCCTCACCATCGGCTCCTACAAGGCAGTTCTTGACCAGGCAAACGCTGCGGCGACTTCTGCCTCGGCCGCCGTTAGCGCCGCGTCGTCAGCCCAGGCGTCTGCGAGCGAAGCAGCGGCAGCGACCGAAGCGGCCGCCGATCAGATCGGTACCCTACTTTCCGCTCCTGACATTGTTCGGGGTGGCCTGGTTGGTACCAGCCCGGACGCCGTTGGAGGGTTCACTGATAAGGATGGATACCAGACGTGGGTAGGCTTCACTGGGTCTGGCGGTCCGACTGATTACTCGCTCCGTCGGCTTGGCCTGCGAGTTCTCTCCTCGCCGTCTGGCGACGCGGTTGGCGGGTTCCTCGACGACGCCGACAAGGCCACATGGCTGACTCACGACACGACGGGTGGCCCGAGCACCTACGCTCAGACCCGCGTCGAAGGGATCATGCTTGACCTGCTCACAGGGTCGAACCACATGATGCTCAAAAACGAAGTTCGGCTCCGCAACGGCGGAAAGCTCCGGACCGGCGGGAAAGCACCCATCTGCCTGATCTTCGACCACGGCACGGTGAAGTTCCGCGACACCATCCTTCCGCTGTTGAAGGCCCGGAACATTCCGTCCGTGCTCGCCCTGGACTCCCGCATGTACGATCCCACCCACAAGAACTACGCCGAAAACAACGGCACCACGTGGGCGGAGATCGAGGCATGGACCAAGGACGCTGCGGCTCCCGTTGAGGTCGCCAATCACGGGGCAACCCACGAAGCCGCGTACACGCTGGCAGACCTCCGGGATGCCATCGTGAACGGCCTCACGGAGCTTCAATCCCACCTTTCGCTTCCGATCCTGTCCTGGGTGCAGCCCGGCGACTACTACCCAGGGTTCAACTACGGCGACTCCACCGCCGCATACAACACCCAGGCCGGCCGGCTCATCCTCGCCCACCACGCCTGTGTCACAGGAGTCATGACTTCGCCTGGCGGCAGCCTCCTCCACCCCCGCGACGGCGAATTCCTGCCCGGTGTTGGTGGGTACTGGCTCGACGGGACCGGGGCACCTTCACGCGCCGCGGCTCAGGTCACTGCCGCGATCACCGCGAAGAAGGGTCTTCTGCTCCGGTTCCACCCGGGCAGGCTCGACACCACCGGCAACCCGACAACGGCCGAGCTGACCGCTGTGCTGGACAACCTCGCCGCGCAGCGCGACGCCGGGAACATCATCATCACCAACCTTCAGCAATGGAACCTCGCAGACGTAGGAGCCTGACCCATGGCAAACTTCATCAAGTCCGGCTTCACCACCACGGACACCACCGCACCTCGCGTCCTTGAAACACTCGCGAAGGACACGTTCTCCCGCACGACTGGCCTTGGCTCTACCGAGATTGGGAACTTCCCATGGGCACAGTCGGGAACATGGGCTATCTCATCCGGGGCGCTCGTTTCAGGTGACACCACAGTCGTCGCGGCGCTGGACTGCACCATCAAACCCGGTAGGACGGACCTGTACAAGGTCTCCGCCAAGGTCTCAACCTTCGGTGCAGGCGGGCAAGCTGGGCTCGTGTTCAGACGAGGCGACGGCACAGGTTCGGCGGCAGGCTACGTGTTCTACGCTCGAACAGCGAACAATGACCACATCCTGGCTCGGCACACCGCATCGAACGGGTTCGAAGTAATCGCAGCGACTACCGTCGTTGCTACTGTCGCTGGGGAAACTGTCTCAGTGGAGATCTCTGGCTCTCGCATCATCTGCCGCGTCAACGGAACCGTAACCCACGATGTCACCGACTCCACCTACACGGGAGGAAACGTCGGACTCTACGCACGCAATGCGACAGCGGCGAACCCAGCAACCTTTGACGATTTCCTGCTCACGACAGCGTAGTCACCAAACCTGAAGAATCCCATCCACGATGTCGCGCGCCTCTTTATGGGTCAGGTTAGAGATTGCTTCGTCATCGACTTGACCGTCTGCGAGGAGAAGATGCCCAGAACCCATAAGCTTCGCAGCGTCAGGGTATGCGAGCAGAGCTGACGTCACGTTCCGCCGATCAGCATCGGACGCTTGTCCGGTGTGGTCCTTGAAAAACATAATTCCCCCCTAATGGCCCTGTGCCAACATGTTAGGCCAATGCGCCCCACCTTCTAAAGGTGGGGCGCTTCTGGCGTTTAAGTACCAGCCCGAAGGAGCGGAAGGCTCAACGGTAAGCCATGGGGCTCAGGTCTCGCCGGACATGCAGAACCCTGCACCCCTCGGGCCGCTGCGCCAACGCGGCCGCCTTCGCATCCTCGTAGCCCTCGCCCTCGCCCACAAGGGTCCTGGTCTGGGCGAGGGCGAGCTTGTCATTAGCCCCGCCAGCAGGGGCCACGGTCGCAATCACCTTCACCCCGACATCATTTCATTGTCAGAGGCGTGTTTTACCGAGTGCCGCGGCGGCGTACTTGATGCCGTTGAGGTGAGCGCTGGGCATGAGGTGCCCGTACCTCTTGGTGGTTTCTTCGGTGTTCTCGTGGCCCATGCGGTGGGACAGTTCCCAGATGCTCATGCCCTCGGCGAGCATCCAGGACGCGTGGGTGTGCCGCAGGTCGTAGACACGCGGTTTGAACCCGAGCCCGGCTTTGGAGACGGCACCCTTCCAGCACGGGTGGTAGAGGGCGCCTGGGAGGATCCAGGCCCCAGTGTTGGGCATGAGGAACACATGCCCGCCGCGGGCCTGTGCCGCGGCAACGAGGGGTCGGACGGCCTCCACCGTGTCCGGGGCGAGGCTGATCGTGCGGCGCCCAGCCTTCGTCTTCGGCGGGCCGGCCTTGTAGGACCCGTCGCCCTGCCGCTTGACCGCCTTCGAGATCCTAACGACTGGGGTGGGGGAGTCGAGGTCGAAGTCGCGTGCTTCAAGGACGGTGGTCTCTTGTGGGCGGCATCCGGTTCCCACGGTGAAGTCGAACCAGGGGCGCGACCAGTCAGGGAGGTGGGACCGAACTCGCCGATATTCGTCATGGGTGAGGAACCACTGCTTGTCTTGTGCTGCATCGTTGAGAGGGAGTTGGACGTCGCGGCATGGGTTGTCGGGGCGCCATCCGCGATTCACGGCGGTTCCCATGCCTCCTGAGAGGAACCCGTGGACGTTGGCGATCGTCTTGGGCTTGAGGCCTCGCTCCTGCATCCAGTGGACCCATTCGATCATGTCCAGGGTGTTGATGGCGTCGATCGGGCGTGGACCGAGTTCGCCGAGGTGGTCTCTGATGTAGCCGCGGTACTTCCTGGCGGTGTCCTGGCCGAGTCGCGTCCGGGTCTCGATGTGGTGCTCGAGCACCTGCGCGAGGGTCTTGGTCGAAGAGGCAGCCTCCTGGAGCGTGCGGGAGGCCTTGGTGAAGTCGTGGCCGTTGCCGGTGAGCAGTGCCGCCATGAGTTCGGCGAGCTTCGCGTCGGGTGCGGTCCAGGCTTCTTGGGCGCCGGTGTCTGGGTCGCGCCAGAGGACCTGGTGGGATTGGGTGCCGTTCTTCCTGGTGCGGGTGCGGATGGATGCCAT